ATAATTTAGTACTGCCTTTTTCTTTCTTTAATCTTCTCCGTGAATTTCTGACAACACTTTTTCCAAACTTCTTAAGGAAGGCTTCTAAATTCTTAGTCCCCTCAGCTCCCATTATATCGCTCCAACAAATACTGCAACTTGCGGACTATATACAGCACCGACAGGTCTAACTTGTAAAGACGCAATATCTTGTAGTGTTCCAAAAGCCGGAGTTACATCTGTTTCACCTATTGCAACTTCTTCACCTATGCAAAGTATGTGAGAGTTTCCCGGCGTTAAAGTCACCTGATAATTTGTACCTGTAGTTACTACAGCTAATTGAATAGTTCCGTCTCCATCTAAATTCGTTACTCTAATGTATCGCACATTCTCCACGTCTATAGCTCCTGCTGAAGTATAAGGTGCTGTGTCAAATACTGCTACCGTTGTGGTTTGTGAATGAATACAAGTTACTATTCTTTCAAATACGTTGTTGATTCCTGTTGTTGTTACTGAGTTTGTGTTTCCTCTCAATGCCCCATTCAAGACGACACTCTCGGTAACTGTTGTGGTTAAATCTGCCATTTTTATTTTATATTTTAATTGTTATTTTAAATTTTTTCCATCCTATTTCTATTGTCCACTTTCCTATCTTGAACTTAAGCATTATTCGCCTATTGGATTGTTCTCCATTGGTATCGTACAAGTTTGAAAGTCATTCTGTACTACTATTCCTATTGAGAACACCCACCCCGTCAGCAAGTTGTCAAATCTTTCTGAGAACGGTTCTAAGTTAAAATCGCCATCAGTAAAATATACAGGTGCGTTAATATCTAAAGACAATTCTGCTTGCCATTTAGAATGTCTTAGTATTCCTATTATATCAACACAAACTTGTAAGCAGCTAGATAGTGCTTCTTGCTCATTGCTTAGATAGTCGGCTGACTGTATTTTTTCTTCAGTCCAATTCTCCCTTTCACTTACAAGGTCCATAACAAACAGTTGGAAGTTATACGTAAGCTCTGATTCTCCCGCAACTACATCTTCTGAGTTTATATGAAATAAAGGAAACAAAGTATTCTTAGACAAATCAATCTTATCAATATCTCCTGTTGTGGTAGTTGTGATTTGTTGATGCTCCGCTCCTAATGATTTTAGGGTGTTGATTACGTTATTATATGTCTTATTATCTATCATGTCTTTTTACTTGTTTACTTTCATTTAAATCAGTTTCATAACTCAGCCAAGTTAGGCACTCCAATAAGCTTAATTCTGTTATTGCTTCTAACTTGCTTATGTCTTGATTGCAGAGGCGGTGAAGGACCCCGAACCATCCCCATCGTTCTGCGAAACTTTCGCTTGGCATTCCTTCATCATCTCCTCGCTCCGTTCCATTAAAGACGAGGGCAAAAGATTCCAAAATACCTTTCCTAAACTCCAAAAAAAAACCAGCACATTTTGTACTTGCTCTGCTGACATCTGCTTCATGGCTTCTGCTCGTATCGTTATGTCCCCGCCATACGCCTCAATTACATAAGCCTCATTTTTCTTTTCCACTACAGGTCTGAATAGCACTGCCATTATCTCAGGCATATTCTTTTCAAAGCCATCTTTTACCAAGCTCTCAATATCTGCGTACTCACCGATTGTTATATCGTCCAAATTAGGGTGCATCCCGTATTCAATACCTTCTATTTCAACTATCTTTTTTAATACTGTATCGCCTTTGCTTTGAAGCTCTGCAATCTTATTCATAATAATAGCGACATCTCTTATTGATAGTTCCTTTATAAGTTTCTTAGGAATGTCTGATAATGCTGCTATTGTTTCTTCTGCTTCTTTTGTTTTACTTCCTGTTTCTAAGTCAATTATCTTTAGCCAAGTTTCCAAGTTTACATCTGACCAAGATTCAATTAGATTGTAGGTTTCTTTTTTTCCGTCTTTTTTAATTTTAACTTTCATATATTATATAATAGAAATTGTTGTTATTTAGTTTATTCGTGTATCTTTGCCGAGTTCTACATATTCTTTCTTGTTTTAAAAGGGGTTGAGATTTCTGTTCTCGCCCCTTTTTTTATTGCACAAAATACTTCCCTGCATTTGGATTGTCTAAGTGGTATATGACGTTATATCTTATTCCATCTATTGCGTGGTTGTAATTGTCTACATATAATTTTGACATCTTATCTGAATATATATAGTTGTTTAATTCTTTAGCTATGTTCGTACTTTCAGGGCTTACTACTAAATGATAATCTTGCATTCTAGTTATTCCGCTCTCAATAGTTCCTTTCTTTACGGGCTTAATATTAACCCCTAAGTGTTTTAAATCGGCAATAAGACGTGGTTCTGCACTATCAGCTATTATCAAGCTTTGCCCTACTTTGTCTAAAACTATCTGAGCAAGTTCATGACTCTTTATTCCATTACGATAAATATGTTCTTTTAAATAAATCTTTTTATGCTTCTTATCAATAGCCACTTCTGTAAGTGAGTCAGGGTCTACTGAGAAGCCAAAGTCCATTCCGCAAGAAGTTTGTAAGCCATCAGGGTTAAATTCACCTATACTCCAATTGTCAAACACGACTCCGTCTGCACGATTCAACCAACCGCCCATAATTTTATGCGTGTACTTCTTAAAGTTATTATGCTTTATGCTCTTAATACGCTCTAGGAAGCTCGTAGAGAGATTAACTTTATTGTCTAGATATGTACTATGGATATAACATACATTGTCTTTAACGCCATTAAAACCACCTTCAATTCCTTTGTCCTCAAAAAACCGTTTATATATCCAATGCTCTTTTGTTACAGGGTTTAGTATAAGTATGATTCTGTTCTGTATATTCTTTTCCCTTATACTTAAATCAATAGTGTCAAATATATCTTCATCAATTAATTCTTCTGACTCATCTAAGCACCATGTGCTGATTCCTTGTAGTGATTTTAAACTAGCCGTTTGATTCCCTGAAGAAGTTTTAATCCCTCTAAATAAAATGTCTGATTTGTTTCCTAAATTAACTACTTCAGATTTGTTAATACTAAAGATACTTTCAAAACCCAACAAACTAATCTTTTCTAAGAACTCAGGAATGATTGATAGGTGAGCTGACACCATTGTATATCTTGTAAACAATATTCTTATTCCTTCCGTCATAGTTAGCAGGGTTAAGAATACTGTAACTGCAAAAGATTTTCCCGAACCCCTACCGCCTGTTATAATAAAATAACGGCAGTCAGATTCAAATAAGGAATTGTATTTTTCGTTAAGATTCAGTTTTTACAAAGTTTATTAATGGCATATTAATACTTTCATCATTAGAAGTTACATCAACTTTTTGCTGTGGTTTACCATAGAAATATTCAAAGAATAACTTAACTGCCCATTGCTCTTTATTTTCTAATCCTTTTTCTAATGACTCTAAAGCCATAGGGTTCATAGGTGTTAGATTCTCTATTAGCTTTTGTTCTTCTGCTTTGCCTTTACGCCCTGCACCCTGTCGTGCCCCTCCGTTGTTTGTTCGTTTATCCATAATTGAAAAAGATTGATTATTCAATCCTATACTATATAATAGAAATTACTCGTATTTATTTAAAATATTCTTACTTGTTGCTTATGTTGTTCTATTCTTTTCATAGCAGATTGATAATATTCTTTGTCTAATTCACAAGCTGTAAGGTCGTAACCTAAGTTATGACAAGCTATTGCTATTGAGCCTGAGCCTAAGTGAGTATCTAATATCTTATCACCTTCCTTTGCGTAATTCATAAGCAACCATTCATATAATTTAATAGGCTTTTGTGTTGGGTGTATTCTATCTTCTATGCCTTTTCTTAAAAAAGGTTTTAAATTAAAATACTTTGCTATTGAATTGTAAGATGTCCAAGCCATTTCCCATTCGCTAAATGTTCGGTTTTGTACTTCGATTGTTTTTGTCCAAGCTATAATACATCTTGTAGGTGGTAAATTAAAGTAATTCCCCCCCCAAATTATTTGGTTTTTACTAACTCTAAACAATTCTAAAAAATATTCTTTTGAAGGTGTTGTTTTATCCCATTTTTTTCCTTTTGTATAATTGTTGTTTTTTTTAAAATATTGCCCACCATCTTCAAAATTAATTGCATAAGGTGGGTCTACTATTGCTAAGTCAAAATGATTATCTTCATATCTTGACATTAACTCAATATTGCATTCGTTAGTTATATTCATTTGGCATCATTAATCTTATCCCTAGTTCTGTCATTGCCCATATTCTTATTTGGTCTGCATATACTTCAAAAGCTTTGGTGTCTATTGTTGCTGTGCTTTTAACTACTTGAAGTCCTATTGTCTTATTGTTTACCTCTATGCTTTGCCACTCACTTGCAAACTTTACTTTTAGTATTTCGTGCATTTCGTCAGGGAAATATCCTAGTTCATTTGCTAATGGCTGCACCACACACGCCCAATAGTAGTTATTCTGCATATTGCTTCTATTGTTTCTTTGTTTCTTTACAGTAACTATGTAATCACTTTCAATTTCTTTGAGATAATTAAAAAGCATTTGCTTATCTTGAGTGCTATTTATTACAAAGTTCATTAATCAAAGGAGTCATTGATTCCTCTTTCTCCGCATATTTTCTCTTTAGCTCCTGCCCAAAGTTTATCGCCTTTCTTGCTTAGGGATTCTTCAGTTCTTATTTGACTAGGCATTCCTTCAAGTGGCTTTGAGTCCATATACTTACCACATTTGCAAAGGGCTTCTTTAGTTTCCCATTCTCCGTCTATGTGAACTATGGTAGCTACTGAAAGTTCTTTAGTGTTTCCGCATTTGCATTTATATTCTGTCATTTCCTTACGCCTGTTGGTGATAAGGCTCCTGTAAGCGTCTTAGAGGTTAAGACGTCTAGTTCAAAATGTAAATGATGTATTGCTTTTCTAATGTCTTCAAGCCCTCCGTCTTCGTGCTTGTTTTTTGAACGCAAGAGGTAAGTAACGGCAGTTCCGATATTATAGCTTAGGTCAAAATTAGATACGACATCTTTTGCCATATATCCGTTCTTTCCTTTATAGTATTCAGGTATTGTTTCGTCTTTCATAGTTTCGTAGTGATTAGTTGGTATTGGCATCTTCTATTTCTTTTAGTAATTGAGTAGGCGTATATATTGGCAAGTCATCATTATAGTTTTTATATATACAAGTAAAGTTTTCATTCTTTCCTTGTTTCCAAGTCCACAGGGTTTTTGTAGCCTTCTCAATTTGTTGTTTTAAGACCCACTTGATTGTCTTATATTTTTTTTTCTCTATCATAGTTTCTTTTTTTTAATTTAGTTCTGCTATCTTTTATAAATTTCACAGGCTGAGTAAATCCAAACATCATTCTAAAAGTTCCCATTATTTTAGGGCAGTATAATTTATTCATTGTATTTATTATATAGTTTTTTTATTCCATCAAAACAAGTTGAGAGACAAGAACCACAAGAAGTCCCTACCCCGTAGTTAGTGTTATGTATTGCGTTGTATAAAGTAATCATCTTTTTTTTAGCTTCGTGATTTTTCGCCCTTCCTGATTTTAAATCATCCCAAAGGTCTAGGATTTCATCTATCATTTCTTGCGGTAAATCGTCAGGAGCTTTTATGACTTCTGATGTTTTAGCCCAATACTTCTGAGGACATTCCATTGGAGCAATCCTTGCCTTGATTTTCATGAAACATTTGCAGACGGTACAATTCCCTAAAAGGCTTGAGTAGTAAACACAACCCTTGCAGATAGCCATTCTATCTTCATACACTTCATTAGGTACAAAAAACTTATTCATCTGTTAATTCTTTTTTTAGTATATCTCTGACCTTATCTATTGTAGTGAATAAGCTGTTGCGGCTTATCCCTGTTTTCTCCGCTAAACTGTCAAGAGTTTCACCTGAATAGTAAAGTTGGAAAACCTTTCTGTCGTACCAATATAAATCATTCAAAACTATGTCAATTTTGTCTAGCTTTTCAAACCCTATATTCTCTACAACTTCTTCTGGTATATTATATATGCTCTTATGAAAATTATCGGGATTGGTATGGCTCATATTAACTCCATATAAATTCGTATAGTATTTTTTATACTGATAATAAAAAGGACTTCTTACGCTTGTTAAAGCCCTTCTTAAAACTACTGCGCCATATTTTGTTATCCCTTCCACTCCGTCTTTATCATAAATCTTCTTAACTAATTCAGGTCTTTCTAAAAAATAAACAAATAATTCTTGCACCGCATTATCAATATCTGTTTTGTTCTTTGTAAGACCATAGCACATCACCCTGAATTTATCACTTAGTTTTGATATTTCAATATAGATTTTATTCACTAGGTTCTTCTAGGTTGTCAATTTTGTCCATGACATCACTTATCATTTCATTAAGAACTGTTCTATATGCTCTTATTACTGCCCTGTTATTGTTAGTTTCAAGTCCTGCAAAGAATCCATTTGTAGCCACAGATAAATTAATAGGGATGATGACTAGCCAATCGTACCAATTATTCTCTGAAGTTCCTGAGCCGTATGAATTATGGTACTCTATAATAGTTCCAACAACCTCCAAATAGTTATCGTATCTACTTTTTGAACTTACATCTTTTGCAAACTCTTGACACATAACAATATACGCTTCAATTATAACTTTGTGTTCTTCACTTGCATAAATTGGCTTTGTCATTTGCCAAATTTAAGGAAACTTTTACTCAATTCCTTTTTCTTTTTTTAACTTTTCAACAAGGTCTTTGTAATAACTAATTTTTTCTTCATAATCTATACGGCTAACTTTCATAATTGTTCGGGATAAAAACTCTAATTTTTCA